CAATAAATGATATTAGAAATAAAAGAACTAATATTTCCAAGAACCCAATCGTTCCTGGAAGAAGGCCATATAAATGAAAGAACCAAAAAGATACTTTTCTAAATTACTGAGAGGAGAACTTATGTCATCTGGACAGCGAAAGCGTAAATTACCATTTAATGATACAATTATCAAAGATGGCAAAGTTGTCAGAATTAGAAAAGATGGAACAGTCAAGGCTATTCTTGGAACTTTAGCAGACATGAGGAAAAAGAAATGAACACATGGAGTATTGTTGATGGAGACATAGTTCTCTCATCAGAAGATAAAGAGCAATTAGAATTTGCTAATGCATGGATCGCAAATCTTGTGCAAGCAATTAGAAGTCAAGTTTTAGAGGAGGTTTCAAATGGGCGGTCAGAGTTATCCGATAATTCAGGAATTGAACAACCAGAATTACCAGAAGTCCCTTGCTGAGGATTTAAAGGGAGTTTCTGCAGCATTAGAAAATGCAATTGAACAATTAGACTTTATCATTCAAGGCATGTTAAATGAATGTGATTGTGAAGATGGCTGCTGTAAATAATGCGTTTTCATGTAGTTTCTTTACCACATACTAATGTAACCAAAGCATTTGCCAATTGTGCATATACCGCTAAGGTTCATTATTTTTGCAACATGATGACTTCTCTTGGTCATGAGGTATTTTTGTATGCGGGTACTGAAACAGAAGCCAATGTAACAGAATTAATTACATGCTTAACAGAACAAGAACGATTAGACTTTTTAGATGGTAAGCATTATGTACATGCTTCATTTGATAATACCCTTCCAGCATGGCAGATGTTTAACAACACCGCCATTGATCAGATAAAAAAGCGGATTCAAAAGAAAGACTTTATTTGTGTAATAGGTGGAACTACTCAAGAACCTATTGCTAAGGCATTCCCAGAATATATGACAGTTGAATTTGGAATTGGTTATGGTGGTACATTTGCAAAGTACAGAGTATTTGAATCTAATGCATGGAGACATTCAATCTATGCAATGCATAAAAATCCTACAACTGTAGATGGAAATTTCTATGATGCAGTAATTCCTGGATATTTAGATCCTGAGATGTTTCCATTCCAGCCAGATAAAGAAGATTATTATTTATATATAGGCAGAATGATTCCACGCAAAGGAGTGGACATAGCCAGTCAGGTCTGTGAAAAATTAGGTGTCAAATTAATCATGGCAGGACCTGGAGATTATATTCCTAAGTATGGCGAATATATTGGGCCTGTAGATACTGAGACAAGAGCCAAGTTATTTGGTGGAGCAATTGCTACCTTTGTGCCTACGCTCTACATAGAACCATTTGGAAATGTCCATGTTGAGTCCATGATGTGTGGAACACCTGTTATTACCACTGATTGGGGAGTGTTTACTGAGACTGTTGAAAATGGCGTAAATGGCTATAGATGCAATACCTTTGCTGAATTTTTGCGGGCAGCAGAAGATGTAAAAAATCTTAATCCTAAGACCATAGCAGATAATGCCTATATAAAATACTCCTTAGATACAGTTAGATGGAAATATGATAGATATTTCAGAAGACTATTAGATTTATGGGACGAAGGTTGGTATAAAGTCTGACCAGTCATGTCTGGCTCAGGTTTGACAAGTTTGACCAAATCATGGTATACTTAATTCATACAGTTCAAAAGACTGTAAATTTAGAGACAACAAGGAGAAACAAATGTTAAATACATTAAATCCAGACACCTTAATCTGTGTCTATTGTGAGCAGGTAGTTGCGGAAAAGATTGACTACTCAAGAACACAAATATGCGTACCATGTAACGAATATAAGTCAGTTACAACTGTCAGAGAATATCTGGAGGTGTATGCATAATGTTAAAAAGAAAATGTTCAAAATGTCAAGAAACAAAATCAGTATCAAAGTTTTATTTTAATAAAAGAGAAAAGCGTTATAAGAGTCATTGCAAAGAATGTCATATTGGTGGAGTATTAGAAAGTCGTAGAAGTAGTTCACGCAAATGTGAATATGCAGAATGTGAAAATATTCATTATGGATTAGGTTATTGCAGACTACATTATGAAAGAGTAAAGTTGACAGGAAATCCTGGAGGTCCAGGAATCTATAACTCTACTGATCCAAATGATCCTCGTGTATTACGAAAGTTTGGAATCACAGCAGAAGAATTAAAAGAAATGGCAAAAGATGGTTGCCAGGTTTGTGGTGTAAAGATAGCATCATTTGCACTTGATCATGACCACAAATGCTGTAACGAAGTTCCATACTGTGGCAATTGCACAAGAGGGTATGTATGTCAATCATGTAATACAAGCATTGGGAAATACGAGAATGATACAATACATCCAACAAATCCAGTTAAGGATAAGATAATTAGTTATCTGGTTAATCACGATATTCGTCTAAAGAAAAAGGGGCTGTTGTAATGATAACAAATAAAGAAGAATTTTATGCCAATCGTAGAGGATTTGGCTATGTAGAAGAACAGATTGATGCTGAGTGGCTTGTATTAAGTCTTTCTCCACAACCTTTTAATTTACTTCCAAGTTCAACAAGAGATTCATATGTGTCTGAAGAAGCATGGCTACATGGCTTATCAGAGCACGAGAGAATATCAAGGGAGATTAATGATGCCAAAAATAATTGATACTCCAGAAATCAAGCGGGAACGATTAGAAGAAGCCTTAGCAACTATATGTGTCAATGCCAACAAACACATAGACTATAATAGAGGAATGCAAGTATTTTTCAAGGATATGGAGTGGGTATTAGAATGTCAGAAGTAAATCATCACAAAGTATTTTATTGCAATGAATGTGAAGAAGTAGAGATTGAATATCCTAACTATCCTCCATTAGATATGTGCGAAGAATGCAATGTTAAATTAGAGCAAATAGGTTGGGTTGAATATGACTATTCCACCTTTAAGGGTAAGGATAAGAAATAATGAAAGCAAGTAGATTAAATAAATTAGAATTACTTGGACATGTTGGTGTTGATTCAGGTACTATTGTAATCAATGATCCAATACATTCAGATACTATTAACTTTGAAGAAATCTTTTCATGTGTTGATAATGGTGATTCTGAATTGCCTTACGAAAATGGAAATGCTGGAAGAGCCATTGTAGTTCCTACAGGAACAGGTGATGGATATTATCCAGTCTACGCAAAGATTGCAGATGAAGGATTTGGCGAAAGAATTTATGCAATTGTCATAGACTTCAGTAGAGTTGGGAAGTATGTATCGTGATGCAATATGTAATGGTGTTTATAGCAGCAGTTGTTGCATATGGCACTGGTAGAAGCGTAATCATTTGGTCGTTTCTAACTTACACTTTTGGATTCTGGGCTTTACTTCCACTTGCATTCTTACCAATTAATCATAAGAGACTACAAGATAGAATAGATTGGATTAAAGATATTATTGAAGAAGATAAGCCAGAAGGCTATAAAGACTTTGATACTGTTGATGATTTAATGAAACAATTATAAAATAAATAGGGGTCAATATGGAATGTCAGTTATGTCAGCATGAAGCAAGACATGAACAATATCTTTGCAGACGCTGTGAAAGTAATTTAAGAGATCATCTCTCTGACATTCCTACCCTACAACAAGAAGCAAAAGGCTTCCTGGTTCCAGGCAGAACTGGGTCAGGATCTCGTAACTCAGAAAGATCATTAGGCTTTAATGTAGCAGCAATGGACTACTCTACAGCGATAGAGACATTGCCTATCCTACATAAGTATGAAGCCATGATCCGCAGAGCGAGGAAGTTAACACCACCAGCCCTGCTCAATGCAGAGCCAAGCATAGAGGCAGAGGTTGTTGCAGCAGCCCAGTTCCACCTATCGCATTTGGACTGGACATTGAAGCAGGATTGGGTTGGTGAATTTGCGAGGGATGTAAAAGTAATCCACTCTAAAGGATTATCAGTAACTAAATCATTCATAGAAACAAGTAGAAGAATCCCATGTCCTACAGAAGGATGTAAGAATAAGGTAGCCATAGATATAGATAATATCCTTGGAGATGTATTCTGCTTGAAATGTAAGGGTTCTTGGACACTGTACAGAGTATTGCAATTGGCTATGGCTAATCCAGATAAAAGGTTTTGGCTTGACCTTGAGGCTATTTGTCTATGGCTTAACATGACTAAGAGGGAAGTTATGAGGGTTGTAGATACTCATGGAATCCCAAAGAAGAATGGACTATATGATATTTCTGCTATCGTAAGATTGAGGAATCAGGTTGCAAGTTTATAGTTTATCTGATATAATGGTTGGGTCTGTACTTCGCACACCCAAAAATAGGGAGGAAGTAATATGTTAAGTATCAGCCTATCTATAGGCCCAGTCAATACACAGTTACAAAGTGATGAGAGATTATCGTTTGATGCTATTGAAACATTATTGAATAGAGCATCTATTACTACATTAACAATGTTTAATGCCCACCTGGGAGCGGTAGTCAAGTATGAGAATTATGACAATGATATAGAGTGTGACTGCGAAGAACATAATCAAGAAGCAGAATAATATTATATGAAGAAGTTTTATTCACCTTGTTTATATTGTGGTGTACTCTCCAGGGGTAGTACCTGTCGTCAGTGTTTAAATGCTATCCAGGGTAGGGACCCACTAAGAAAAGAACGAAATAAAAAATATGATAGTGAGTGGCATAGACTATCTAAATTAGCAAGAAGCCTACAGCCCTGGTGTTCAAGATGCGGAAGTAAAAAAGACCTGACCGCAGATCATATTTTAAGTCTGGCAAATGGTGGATCTAACATACTTGAAAATATAATTGTTTTATGTAGATCATGCAATTCATCTAAAAAATAGTTTTAATAATTAATTTAAAATAATACAAACACCGCATAGCCCCTACCTGGCAATATCTGGGTATGGGTATTTTTCTGTGCGTAAAAAATTGTAGAAAACCCTGGCTGCCCTGTTCTGCATATTCTCGCAATATTATAAGATTTATGATAAAATGTACAAATAGTGCAAATCGGACATTAAGGAAAACAAAAAAATAATTATGAGCCAACCAACTGCGGGTAGACCGCCAAAGCCAATTGAACTTAAGCGTTTATTGGGTAATCCTGGAAATAGACCATTGCCAGATTTAAATAACATTACGCATTTACCCATGGCAAAAGAAATTCCACCTGCTCCTGAAAATCTGGGGGAAGCAGGAAAGAAACTTTGGGATAGAGCATGGGGCATTGCTGTTACTTGGCTTAGTCCAGTTAGCGATATTGATACAATTGAAAATGCATCTCGTCTGGCTGATGCCACAGAAGCAGCAAGAGTTAGATATATGGCTACAACAGAACCTGCTGATGCTAAAGCATATGTTGCAATTAACAAGGCTTACACTGATGCACTAACTTCTCTTGGCTTTGATCCAATATCAAGATCTCGTCTTGGTGTGGCAGAGGTAAGAGCAGCAACTTCCATAGATAAACTTTTGGAAAGAAGAGAAAACCGCAAGAAGATTATAGAGTCTGAGGCGGTAATTATAGAAAATGGGGAACATACAACTAATGAACCAACAAATGACGACACAGGAATTTCTACAAGCAATTGAGGATTCTTTAAAAACCTATAAAAAAGGCGACACTGTAACAGGCACTATTGTGCAAATAGGCAGAGATGGTGTGCTCGTGGATATTGCATATAAGACTGAGGCCTTTATTCCGAAATCGGAAATATTTGGCTCAAAGGATGCACAGTTGCACGAGTTAGTCTCTATTGGCGAAGTCGTAGAAGCAGTCATTTTGAGTGGTGAGAACGAAGAAGGCCAATTCATAATGTCTCTTAAAGAAGGACAGATGCAGGCTTTCTGGAATGATCTACAGAATTATTATGAAATATCACAACCAATTAGAGGCATAGTCACCAAAGAAGTTAAAGGTGGCTTAATTGTAGATATTGGCACAAGAGCATTTTTGCCTGGTTCACTAATTGAAATGGGCAGAGTTGAAAATATGACTCCATATATTGGTCAAGAGATTGATGCCATCATTACACAATTTGATAGAGAGAAAAAGAATATTGTTCTATCTCGTCGTGCACTTTTGGAACAAGCAATTAAAGAAGATAAGAATATTGAATTTGCTAAATTGGCTATAGGCCAAATACATACAGGTACAGTATCAGGTGTTGCTGATTATGGTGCTTTTATAAATATAGGTTTATTGTCTGGACTAATACACAAGTCTAAGGTAGAGAACTTTACTCCTGAGATGTTTACTGTTGGCCAAGAGGTTCAAGTAGAAATAGTAGATATAGATTTTGAGAAGAGTAGGTTGTCCTTAGCAGTAAATTGGGCGTAAGATGTGGCCACCTACATATTTATCGCCTGTATCAGAAACTGAGTTAGGCAACACTCGTGGTTATGAAGTCATAGACTTTATTGAAACACTTTGTCGCTTGACTGAAGACTCTGTTGCTGGTAAGACTGGTGATAGGTTTAAACTACGCCCCTGGCAAAAAGATTTATTGCTTCATCTATATGCTGAAAGAGAAGATGGCCTTCTAAAACATCGTCGTGCTCTAATTGGAGTACCACGCAAGAATGGCAAATCAGCACTAATTGCTTCACTCGTACTGGAGCAAATAGTTTTGGGTGTAAATGGTGGTCAGATCTATTCTGCGGCGGCAGATAAAGAACAAGCCAGAATTATCTTCAAGACAGTAAAGAAGATGATTGAATTAGAACCAGAGTTAAAAGACATATTAGAGGTATATCAAAATACCATCTACAACCCTTTGACTGGTTCTGTTTATAGGGCTTTGTCGTCAGATGCATATACAAAAGAAGGTTTAAACTCTACATTTATTGTAATTGATGAGTTACATGCACAGCCAAATAGAGAGTTATATGATGTTTTATCTCTATCTATGGGTGCTCGTGAAGAGCCTATGTTGGTAGCAATTACCACAGCAGGTACTAAATATGACTCAAATGGAAAAGATTCTGTCTGTTATTCTATGTATAATCGTGGAGTACAGATAGCAAAAGGTGAAATTGAAGATCCTTCTTTCTTTTTTGCCTGGTATCAGGGTGATGAAAAACTCAATTATAAGGATGAAGAGAACTGGAAAATAGCAAATCCTTCCATGGGAGATATTTTATCTATGGAAGATATGCAGTCTGCAGCCTTATTAACTCCTGAAAATGAATTTAAAACAAAGCGTTTAAATCTATGGACTTCTGTTGGAGAAGCATGGATTAAATCAGATCTATGGGACGCATTAGAATTAAAAAATAGAGACATTATTCCTGGCGAATCATGTATAATTGGCTTTGATGGATCTTTTAGCGGTGATACAACTGCTATAGTAGGATGGTTCTTAGGTTCTGATAAGCCTCATGTTAAGGTTATTGGAATGTGGGAACTACCTGAAGTAGATCCTGATCCAGCATGGCATGTGCCAGTAGCAGAAGTTGAAGCAACCATTGTTGACTGGTGCAGAAATAAAGGAGTTCAGGTTTCAGAAGTGGTATTTGATCCTGCAAGATGGCAAAGAACTATGATGGTTTTGGAAGAACAGGGACTTCCAATTATTTCATATCCAAACTCTGCAGAGCGTATGGTTCCAGCAACTCAACGCTTCTATGAGGCGGTAGTTAACCAATCATTTACCCATGATGGAGATCCAAGACTTAATAAACATATAGCAAATGCAGTTACAAAGACTTCATCAAGAGGACTTATGATTGCAAAGGCTAATACAAAGAAAAAGATTGACGCTGCTGTAGCAGCAATATTCAGTTATGACAGAGCAATGGCACCAAAGCCAAAGCCTGTAGTAGCACAATTCTATAAAATATAAGGAGCATAATGAAAAAGCCAAAAATAGACTGGTCAATAATCACAGAGATTACTGGCGTAGGACTTGCTACATATGGCATTTACCTTGTTGATAAAGCAGCAGCATTCATTGGGCTTGGCGTATTTTTAGTTTGGCTCACAGAGAAGGAGTAAAATGGCAACAGCAGGCATTTATAATGGAGTCATGGATCAGGGAGCAACATGGACATTAACTATTGTTTATAATAATCCAGATGGAACTCCAATTGATCTAACTGGCTATACTGGTCGTATGCAATTACGCACCAAGTTTGACTCTACTGCTGTTTTGACTCTATCTACAAGTAATGGAGGCATGACAATTACAGGGCCAACTGGAACAATTAATCTTTTGGCTACCGCTACTCAAACAGAATCAATCAATCCAGCAATTTATGTTTATGATTTAGAATTAACAAGCGGTACAAATATTCAAAGACTTATCCAAGGACAAATCACAGTAAGGGCACAGGTGACAGCAAATGTCTAATATAGTAAATGTTAATGAAACATTAAACATTGTTGAAGTCACATCACCTGGTCCTCAAGGCCCGCAAGGACCTTCTGGCGTTCCTGGTCCTGCAGGTGGTCCAACAGGTCCTACAGGAGCAACTGGTCCAACAGGTGCCACTGGCCCTGCAGGTATTGGAACAACTGGAGCCACTGGAGCAACAGGTCCTACAGGTGTTACAGGTCCAACAGGACCAGCAGGATTAGGCGTTACTGGCGCAACAGGACCTACTGGTGCTACAGGCCCAACAGGTCCAGCAGGATTTCAAGGCCCAACTGGTGCAACTGGTCCAGTAGGAGCATCTGGCGCTGTTGGCGCTACAGGTGCAACTGGCGTTACAGGAGCAACAGGCGCTACAGGCGCAGGAGTTACAGGCGCTACAGGTGCCACAGGCGCAACAGGCGCAACAGGATCTACAGGTCCAGCAGGTTCTACAGGTCCAGTAGGCTCAACAGGTGCAACTGGAAGTACAGGACCAATAGGAGCCACAGGCCCAATTGGAGTAACAGGACCTACAGGTGCTACAGGAGCAACAGGTGCTGCAGGTGCTGATGGAGATAAATATTCAACATCATCTTCAACATCATTTACTCTTGCAAATAGCGGAAGTCAAACAATTACTCTTAATGATCTTAATGTAGACTATACAACTGGTCAAGATGTAGTAATTGCTTATAGCGTATCAGAAATTCAATATGGAACTGTTTCTTCATACAATCCAATTACTGGTGATTTGACTTTTAACAAAACAAGTAAAGTTGGAACAGGAACATTTAGTTCTTGGTCTGTAAATCTTGCTGGTGCAGTTGGTATTGCAGGTGCTACAGGAGCAACAGGTCCAACTGGACCAATAGGTGCTACAGGAGATGCTGGTCCTACTGGCGCTACTGGACCTCAAGGAGTCACAGGCGATACTGGACCTACAGGTGTAACTGGAGCAACTGGACCTCAAGGCGTTACTGGAGACACAGGAGCAACTGGTCCTCAAGGAGTTACTGGAGATACAGGTCCAACTGGGCCTACTGGTGCAACTGGACCTATAGGCGCAACAGGCGCAACTGGTCCGCAAGGAGTAACTGGTGACACTGGAGCAACTGGTGCTACTGGACCTTCTGGTGATGTTGGTGCAACTGGTGCCACAGGTGTTACTGGTGCAACTGGTCCTTCTGGTGCTGGTGTAACAGGTGCTACTGGTCCTACAGGACCTACAGGAGCAACTGGTGCAACTGGACCTGCAGGATTAGGTGGAATAAACGCTCCTTATGCAAACATTTATTCTACAGTAGATCAAACTGCGGCATCTGCAGGTACTGCTTACGCAATTACATATAATAATATTTCTGGTTCAAACATAAATGTTAATAGCGGATCACAAATAGAAGTACTTACTACTGGTCCATACTTTATGTCATATTCACTTCAGTTTATTAATACTGATACACAGATTCATGATGTAAATGTTTGGTTCTCAAAGAATGGAACTAATATTCCTGATTCTGATAGCAAATTCAGCGTACCTAATAAGCATGGTGGCGTAGATGGAGCATTAATTGGAACAGTTACATTAATTGATAATCTAACTGCTGGAGATTACATTGAATTGTACTGGGAGACAACAAGCACAGCAATTTCTCTACAGCAATTACCAGCAGGAACTAATAGTCCTGCAATTCCATCTGCAATTGTAACAATTAATATGATCACCTATCAGGGTGCTGATGGCGCTACTGGTCCAACAGGACCTACTGGAGCCACAGGTGCTACAGGTGCGACAGGACCTGGCGGTGGAGATTTAACAGCAGGACCAATTCTATCTACATCAGGAACATCTTCTATTAATCCTGCAAATCAGACTGGAACAGGAAGCACATTTGTATTAAATAATGGAACTCCTACCATTCAATCAGCAATAAATGTAGAAGGTGCAAGCACATTTGGATCAATTTATATTGGTAAGGGTGCTACTCAAAATTTATTTGCAAATATTGCAATTGGAAGTAATGAAACATTAGCATCTACTACAACAGGTCAACAAAATACTGCTATTGGTAATCGTGCATTAAGATATACAACATCAGGATATAATAACTTTGGATTAGGTTCTGAGGCTGGTAGAGAAAATACTACTGGTAGTGAAAACATGTATGTTGGTACATTTGCTGGCAGCAACAATATTACTGGTAATTTTAATACAGCAATTGGTGTTGGAGCCATGTCAGGCTTCCCAACAGGCGGTACCAATATAAATAAAGCCATAGCAATAGGTGTACAAGCACTTAATGGAAATACTCAAGATGATATTGTTGGCATTGGCTATAGAGCATTACAAACAAATACTGGTACATTAAATCTTGCATTAGGTAATTATGCTTTAGAAAATAATACATCTGGACAAGATAACTTAGCAATTGGATTTGCTGCTTTACAGTCAAATAACACTGGACAAGAAAATATTGCTATTGGCAGAGGTGCATTACAATCAAATACAGGATCTTACAATGTTGCTATTGGTACAGGTGCACTTAACTTAAATACTACTGGACTACAACTTGTTGCAATTGGTACTCAAGCATTAAGACAAAATACTACAGGTAATAACAATGTTGCTATTGGAAGAAGTGCCTTAGAGTCTAATATTAATGGAAGTAACAATGTCGCTATTGGTGCAGGAGCATTAGATGAAAATGTTTCAGGTAGTGGAAATACTGCAGTTGGTGGCGGAGCATTAAATCAAAATACTGGAGGTCAAAATAACTTTGCATTAGGAAATAATGCTTTATATTATAATACTACTGGTAATGAGAATATTGCAATTGGTTCAGAAGCACTATATCAAAATACTACAAGTGGTACAAATATTGCTATTGGAACTGCTACATTAAGAGATAATGCAGGTTCTCAAAATATTGGAATTGGATATAATGCATTAAGATATAATACAAATGGCAATGATAATGTTGCTTTAGGCAATTATGCATTACAAAATCAAGTAGCAGGTGCTTA